CCAGGAACCGGAAAAGGCACAGGCAATCTGCTCTAAGTGGTCTTAGTTTTAAGATATTTAGTGCCAGGAACAAAAGATTATGGCACAAGCTAAAAAAACTTACGATTTCAAATCAGTTGGAAAGTTACAGTCTAAGTTCGATCAAGAACAACAAGAATTTGTAGCTCAAACACCAATTGGAATTCTCACGCCTGTCTCTTTCAATTCTTACGGTGGGAGCTTATTTCAAATGTCTCATAGTCTAGAAGATCAAATAAGAGATAATTTGAAAAACTTGCTAAGCACAAATCATGGTGAAAGAATGATGCTGACAGATTTTGGTGCGAATTTAAAGGAACTGGCGTATGATTTGACTTCTGAAGATGTAATTTCTGAGGCTATTTTTAGAATCTCTACGGCAGTGGGCAAGTATATGCCGTTTGTTTCACTTGAAACTCTAGAGCCTTCAACTAGTGCAGGAGAAGATGGCGTTTCAATAATCAGCACAATTAGGGTGGGATATTCTGTTCCTATAGCCGGTGCAAAAAATCAATTTGTTGAAGTATCTATGGTGGTGACTAGCTAATGACCTTTGAAATTAAAAAGAAAATAAAAAAAGAGCAGAATAGAACATTTACTTCGAGAGATTTTGAATCTTTGCGAGGGCAATTACTAGATGCTGCCAGGACATATTTTCCTGATAAGATACAGGATTTTTCTGAGGCGTCTGTAGGAGGACTATTTTTAGATTTTGCTGCTACAGTAGGGGATTCTTTAAGTTTTTATTTGGATCACGCATTTAGAGAGCTTGATCCTACAAGAGCTGTTGAAACAGAAAACATTGTAACACATTTGAGAAATTCTGGCGTTGAAATAGTTGGAGCAGCACCTGCTGTTGTTAAGCTAGACTTTACTTTGACAGCACCCAGAGAACTAGTTAACGGATTGTACGTCCCCAAAAGAAGCGCAATGCCAGTTCTGTTGGCGGGAACGTCAGTGACATCATTTAGCGGAATTACTTTTACCACCACAGAAGATATTGACTTTGCCGAACAAGACGAGGATGGAAACTATATCGCAGGATTTGTTGTCAAAACAACAAATAGCAGCGGCCAGCCGGAGACGTTTTCAGTTACCCGAAGTGTAATTGCTGTGTCTGGTCAAGAAAAAACAGAAACAATAACAGTTTCAGATGGATTTGTACCCTTTAGAGAAGTTACACTTTCTGAAAAGTCAATTACATCAATTTTGTCCGTGACAGACACAGAGTCAAATACATACTATGAAGTTTCATCTTTGAGTGAAGACACTGTTTTTCTCAAGACAAAAAACAGAACATCAGATGCATCCGACGTTCCTTATTTCATTAGAGTTATTGCAGCTCCTTATAGATTTACAAAATCATATAGTCCGACAACGCAACTTACAACTCTGAGATTTGGAGGCGGTGATGCTGAAACTCTGGACGATGATATTGTTCCAGATCCTAGCGAGCTATCACTAAACTTATTTGGCAAATCTGTAGTCCCTAGATTTAACATAGACCCTCAATCGCTTTTGCAAACCCAAACCCTTGGAATTTCTCCAAGGGGAACATCTATTAGTGTAAGGTATAGATTTGGTGGGGGATTAGATCACAATATGTCTTCTAATTCTATAGAGACAATATCCAATCTTTCAATTGCATTTAGAAGAAGCCCTTCAGCAAGCGATGCTTTGACTGTCAGGCAGTCTTTGGTTGTGACAAACCCAGAACCAGCATCAGGTGGTGACACACCGCCCACACTACAAGAGCTCCAGTCTAGAATAACATCGGCAAGAAAATCACAAAGAAGGGTTGTATCACGAGAAGATTTACTTGCTAGGATTTATACATTACCAAGTGAGTTTGGAAGGGTGTATAGAGCATCTATTGTAGACAACCCAGTAAATCCCGGGTCTATACTTTTGTACATTTTGTCTAGAAATTCTGATGGCTCCCTAGGTATGTCACCTGACTCTCTAAAAAAGAATATTAGCACCTATTTGAACGAGCTTAGATTAGTGGGCGATGCAGTCGACATTTTAGATGGTAAAGTTGTAAATTTTGCTGTTAAGTACAACATATTTGTGGCAGAAAATGCCAACAAAACCCAGGTGATAACATCGGTCAATACAGCAATTGCCAATGCACTAGATAAGAAATTTTTCAACATAGACCAACCTATCATAATCGATGACATAACAAACGTGATAATAAACTCAGATTTCGTAATTTCATTGGTTGATTTGCAAATCTTTCCAAGAACGGGTCTTATAGAGGATAGAAATTACAACGAATCAGTGTTTGACTTCAAACAAAGTCAAACAAGGGGAATGATAGTGCCAGACAGAGGGTCTATTTTTGAACTCAAATTTCCTGAGTTTGACATTATTGGAACAGCAGTATGAGGACTATAAAATGATAATTGTGTGCACAGCCAGTTCCGACACTTACATTACAAATAAAATAATTGACGGAAATTTTCAAGCAACAGATGCAAACGTAGGCCAGGCGGCAACACTTGACATCTTTAAGCTTTACAATGAAACTGCTTTGAACGGAACTGCTAACCAAACAGAGCTGTCTAGGGCATTAGTAAAGTTTGATTTGTCGCCAGTAACAGACTTGACAGCATCAGTTCTTGATCTCTCAGACAGTAGTTTTAGTGCCACAATTGAGATGAAAGATATTATGACTGGTCATGCTGTACCTAGAGATTTTAAGTTGTCAGTTTTTCCTTTGTCCCAGTCTTTTGATGAGGGAGAAGGGATAGACACAGGAAAGTTTTCTGATGTTCACGTGGCAAATTTTGTAACCGCGTCTTACACGACACAAAATAACATATGGTTTAGAGAGGGTGCAGACTACGGCGGTCTGATAGACTCAGATGACATTGACTATATTAGCTCTGGAAATCTAGGCGACGGAAATGGAGTTGTTTCTTTTGAAAAAAGTCAAACATTTGCAATAGGCACTGAGGATTTGTCGATAGACGTAACAAACATTGTTTCAGCAACTATTGCATCACAAATTCCTGATGTAGGATTTAGACTTTCTTTTACGGGAAGTCAGGAGACTGATACAAAAACTCGATTTGTCAAAAGATTTGCATCTCGTCATGTATCGAACCCATTGTTGCGCCCTAGGCTTGTTGTAAGATTTGATGACTCTATTGAAGATAATCATCAAAATTTTGTTTTTGACTCTAGCGGCACTTTGTTCTTAAATTCTTTTGTAAAGTCTCAAAGAAAAAATCTTGTAAGCGGCTCTAGTTTGACAGAGGTGTCGGGAGAAAATTGTCTAGTTTTAGAGTTAACAAAAGGAGTTTTTAGTCATTCTGTGACAGGCAGTCAACACTCACAAGGAACAATAAACGCAGACGGGACTTCAAACTATACAGCCGGAGTGTATTCAGCATCATTTGCAATAGCATCTGTAGAAGATGGTTTGTACGACAAAAGAAACAGCATCGCAGAGCTTCTTAGACAAGAAGGCGAAGTGAAATTTACCACCTACTGGAAATCTTTAGACTACTCAGTTGGGTATCACACAGGGTCACTTACAATGAAGGCGCCTGACAGGAGGTCCGGAGAGTTTTCGTCAAGAGAACCCCAGATCATCATAACAAATGCTGACACATCTTACCACAAGGACGATACAGTAAAGTTTTCGCTCTTTGGAAGAGACTTGATAAATGAAAACAACATGCCTGTCAAGCAACCCATAAGTCTAAGCTCAGTTATCTTTGATGAAGTTTACTACCAGGTCGTTGATAGAGTTACAGAAAAAGTAGTTCTGTCTTATGATAAAGATAATTCCACGACAAAAGTATCTACAGACTCTAATGGAATGTTTTTTGACTTCAAAATGCAAGCATTGATACCGGGTAGATCTTACGCATTTGATTTTTATGTTGTTGACAGAGGTGCCAGCTATCTCGTAAGAAACAGAGAATCCATATTTGAGGTGAAATCGTAATGTCACGTCCACTAAACACAAGTGCGGACAGTCTTCTGTTTAAGGCAGGAGTTCGAAGGACAGAGAAGAAGACTGCACCTGTTAGCGATGTAACGCTAGATAGTGCAGGAGAAATTTTATCTGTTCTAAGCGGCACTTTTCGCTATGACGCTCCTGGCTCGCCAATAAAAAGCACACAGCAACTTAATGTGGACTTTTCTGACTTCTCTCAACATACATTTTTCAACAGCGCAGAGGCAAAAACGCAAAAGGCATTCGACAGAATTATTAATAAAATGCCTTTTGACGGAAAGAAAACAGAGCTCATTACATTTGTTGATAGTCTAACTGGGTTTGAAAAATATGTTTTTGATAGATTTCCTACACATTCTGGGTATTTATTTTTCTCTGGTACACAAAAAAATGAAGATCCTGCAAATGGCTTTGATGAAAAGCTGGGAACTTACTTAGAGGTTAATGACTTCAAGGGCGCATCTTCTCCTACGCTCTCTAATAATCCAACGGGAGAAGGTATTTTAGACCCAAAAACAAAGCCCTTTACTTTAGAATTTCATTTTTGCATGCCTGAAATAGAAAATGACAATCAGGTTATTCTTCAAAAAAAGACCGAGAACGAAGGCTTTACATTGTTCGTGTCAGCGTCGTCTTCTACATCAGCTGCAAACGTAACAATGCTCTTGAGATCGGGCACGATAGCTTTGTCTTCTTCAGCAGAAATTAAAAAAGGAGAATTTCATCACATAGCTGCTGTTTATAGCGGCAATGACAAAGATTCAAAATTGCCGGGAAGAGTTTTATTCTACAATGATGCTGTTCTTGTTGCTTCTTCAACTGAGTCTTTTTTAGAAAAGATAAATTTTTCAACAGCACCTTTGACAATAGGGAGCGGATCAGAACATTCGATCCCTGGATTTACAATGACTCCGGTTCAAACTTTGTCAGGTGCAATTGATGAACTTAGAGTTTGGCACAAGGCAAAAACTCAAAAACAAATAAGAAACCAGCGTTTTGTTGAAACATTTTCAAATGAAAAACTAAAGCTTCTTATGAGATTTAATGAGCCCTCTGGAAGCTATTCTAGCACAGGAGGAAGTTTATCACTAGACTCGAGCGGAAACGGTCTTCACACGACAATACAAAATTTTTCAATTGACCTTCGAAACACGTCCTCGTTTGGTGTGTCTCCAATGCTTCAAGAGACAAAAATGTCAACGATTGCTTTGTTTCCTTCGTTTGAAAAAATAACAACTCTAAATTCAGAGCTTTTGACATCTGCATCTCAATATGATTTTAGCAATCCAAACTTAGTGACTAGACTGATACCCCCACACTATCTAAGAGACGCATCGTATTTAGAAGGATTTAAGTCAGAAATAGGCTCAATAGATCAAAACCTACAGACTCACACAGATGAACCCGGCGGTGCCCTGGTTGGACAGGCACAAATAATAGCAGGCCTCCTATACACGTTTTCAGAAAATTTCGATGAACTGAAAATGTTTATTGATGAATTTAAGCGTCTCTTGAAAGTCGATGTTCTATCTACAGACACAGTGAGTGATCAATTGATGCCATGGCTTTCTAGATACTACGGAATATCTTTGCCTAGTTTATTTGACGGTGCTAGTGAAGAGCAATTTATTGATGGCAAAAATATTAGACTTGACAGAAAACTAACGACCTCTTTGCAGACGATACAGAATACATTGTGGAGAAGAGTTTTTTCTGATCTTCCTTATCTTTTTTCAACTAGGGGAACTCATGCAGGACTTCGGTCAATATTGTCAAACATGGGAATTGACCCAACAGGCCCCATTAGAATAAAGGAGTACGGCGGATCATCAATAAGAAATTTAGGGGATTCTTACATAAGACGTCATGAGACAGCAGCTATGCTCGACATGAGCGGCACTTTGACAAATGTTGTAACCACAGGACCTCACGGTGTGCCTACACACAGGCCGTTTTTGCAGAGTACATTTTTATCAGGAACAAGAATAGAGCCCGGTTTGCCCTTTCCAAAAGGAACTCTCAGTAAGACAGGAACAAACTATTCAGGTGACGGACTTTTTACATCAGGATCTTGGACAGTTGAGGGCAGATACAAGTTTGATAAAAAAATATCACACCCAGAAAAACAGAGTTTGTCTAGAATTCATGTAACCGGTACTAACAATGCATCTAAAGATCACGGTGTGTTGTTTAATTGTGTTGCTCATAAGCCCCAGCCATCTTCATCCACAACTGGATCAATTGTTCTTCACGGACTTCCCAATACAGTTCCGGGAGAGGCATTCTCTCTAGTTCTCACAGGTGTTGATGTTTTTGATGGTAGCAAGTGGTATATAAGTTACGGAAGAGATAGGAATGATCTCATTGGGTCACACGTATCTTCTTCTTATTTTGTCAGAGCAGGAAAGTTTAGCCCTGCTGGTCTTGTAGAGTTTCACAATGCGTCAAAATATTATGATGATGGTCCGGGAACATCTGGAGTTTGTTATCTACAGACACTTGACGCCGACTACAATGCCAGCGGATCATTTGTAGCGATAGGAAGCCAGAGCTTGAACATAGCGGGCAGTGAATTTCTCAATCAGGCTTCCACTCCTAGCGATTCTAAAGAGACGCAGTTTAGCGGAATGCTTTCTTCTTTTAGATTTTATAGCAAAGGTCAAACAATTACAGAGGCTAAAACTAGAACACGCAACTTTAAGTCTTTGGGCGTAGAAGACCCAACAGCTAATTTTAATTTTGTAAAAACTGCCAGCGGTTCTTTCCAGCGTCTAAGAATTGATGCATCATTTGATCAAGAAGTAACAGAGTCAAACGTCAGTGGTGAAATTGTAGGATTTGATTTTAGTCAAAATGGTCTAATATTTTCTGGGTCTGGGTTTGAACCTTCCAAGAGAGTCATCAAGCCGGAAAGATTTGATTTTGATGTTTTGTCCGCCAATTTCACATCAGGGGAAAACCCAAACAAAATAAGAGTAAGAAGCTATATAGCATCTGACAACGTAGAAACGTACAATACTAGGTTTGCACCCTTACACGATATACCTCAAAACGACCAGCCGAATGACGACAAAAGAATTGCAATAGAAGTATCAGTAACACAGGGGCTAAATGAAGATATTATGAACATCTTCGCAACCCTAGAGTCAATTGATAATATGATTGGAAGTCCGGAGTTCTTGTTTTCTCAAGACTACCCTGAACTTCGTCATCTTAGAAGAGTTTACTTCAAAAGACTGACAGAAAAGGTCAACTTTTTATCATTTTTTGAGTTTTTCAAATTTTTTGATGACACCATAGGGGGTATTCTAGAGCAGATGCTACCGAGTGACTCTAGATTTACTGGTACATCTTATGTCATTGAGTCTCACGCTCTAGAGAGAGCCAAGTTCACTTACAAGTATGCAGACATGTACTTGGGGGAAGAAAATAGAGGCGGAAAAGATGTGATTCTCTTGCAACAGTTTGCAACATCAATAAGGAAATTTTAATGTCAACAGATCCGACAGTACAAGAGATTATAGGAGGCGACACAACAAAAATAAGTGAAGCCTTGATATACTCTGCTTCTGACAATCCGTTCATACAGGGTGTCCACATAAAAGACCCGCTTTTCTTGACTAACTACACTCTCTTAAAAGCTAGAGGAAATCAAAATTTTCTTTTTACGATTGATGGTGTGCCACAAGATCAAAATTATTTTATCGATAATTTATCACCTCAAGGGCTCGGGGGCCAGTTTGGAACCGGTTCGATGGCCAATCTTGAAACAGAGGGCCAGATAGGTAACACAATATCACACGTAATTGAGAGAAGGGATCTAGGACAAACAAATGTTTACAATGATAGCTCACCCTTTGAAGATTCTGTAAACATTGAAACACACCCATCAATAGTGCTAGATACACACCCACTACAACTGACTGTTCCCATAGGCCTAGTTCAGGCAACAGCCAACGATGTGGGATTCGACGGCGTAATTGAACCTTTTGAAATTAGACGTCAAGTAGATAGAACATCAATTGACATGCCCTTTGCACTTAGAGGGTTTCGTGTCAATATGTCAAATGACAGCCAAATAAGAGAGAATATTCTCACAAAAGATTTGACAGACAAAAGAGACCAGCCCACCAGACCCTTTCTAGATTCAGTAGAGGGCTTCGGTGACATCGACATTCAGGGTGCCTTTTCTGACAAAGAAGGGTTTCTTGGACCGTTTTTAGATTCAGATGACAAACACTTGTTTTATGAAGAAGTAAGCAGTCCGGAAATAAAGTCAATTCTGACAGAGGGTGTCACTGTCTATAACGGATCTACAACATCAACTGAGACCGCAGCCAATCCGGTAAGAATCAGGAACGAAGTTGTCGTTGCACGACACGGATTTGTTTTTTCACAAAATGACAACTACGGCTATGATTCTATTGCGTTTGGGGGTTTGAAGAAATAAAATGGCTAGGAAAATAAATAGAAGACTATATGATCTAAACAGCCCATTTACTGCGAAAGATATTGACAAGTCTAAATACAGTAGAAAAGCCGCTGAGTCATTAGTTTTATGGCTACAGATGACATCCGAAAGCCCTACTAACAGGGCCAACAATTCTCTTTCGGCTGAATATGAAGGGACACCGGCAATATCTTTTGAACCTATATTATTGGGTCCTAAAAAACGTAATGTAGCCACTTTTTCTGATTCTGGCAACTCTAACATCAAAGTAGCTAGCAACATAGCGTTGTCCCATAGTAAATTGGGGAATGGCGGTACACCTTATGAGGGTTCTGATTTACCCTTTTCAGTAAGTGCGTGGGTAAGGTTTGATGACATTGAAACAGGCGAGCCACATTATATTTTCGCAAAAGATGATGGCTCATATCAAGAGTATTACTTGTACCACGGCATAGATCAGAAATTCACCGTCGCGCTAAATGATACTGCCAATTCCAAATTTCAACAAATCAAGTCTTCAGCAGCAGTCACCCCCAGTGACTTCAATGGAAAGTGGAACCACGTTGTTGTAACATATGATGGAAGAGGAGGTGACTCGGCTTATCTAGGCATCAAAATGTATATTAACGGAGCCGAACACGCAGTATCAGATGACGGTTCTGAGAGCGGATACGTAGGCATGAGACCAAACACCGGAACGGGCACCGGTGAATTTTACGTTGCTGACGCCTACGGTGCTGGCGCAGAATTAGACGGCTCCATGTCTGAATTTGCAATGTGGAAAGGGCATGCCCTCTCCCAATCAGAAGTTGCAGCGATATACAGCATTACTCAATATGGTGATAGTGAAGTGTCCGGCATCATCAGCAATCCAGTGAGAGTTCTTTTACAGACCGAAGACAACAGAACCGGATCTTATCCGACTGTCGCCCGCCCGGGCGATCACGATTTTAGCGGAAAGTTTCCTTCTATTTTTGACGACACAAAAGTGGTTGAGTTTGGAGGAACTGAAAATATGCTGTATCCGCTCGGGGTTAATTCTTCCTCACCGTTTGTCTCGGGAGGAGTTGCCTCGCCGAACATCCTTAACGGCATCATAGCACCGGGCACAGCATCAGCGGGCATCGCAGACTTGCACGTGCGTTTTACCCCGGGAGAAAATATATCTCCGTTTGACGAGAGCAGAGTCTATATTGATGAGTCAATTGGTTTTTATGCCACCGGAACAATAACAGGCACAATGGAAGGCTTTACACAGCGTCTGGCTTCTAAGGAATCAATTGTAATCGACCTCGAACCTTCAATTGCTACCTCAACTTCATTTTCCACGGGTTCGACGCCTAACGCAGCTGGCAAAGACGGGGGTGTCGACACAGGCATCGTGTATTTTAACTTTGAAAACAAAGTTTGGGAAGTCATCGGTGATCTCACTACAGGATCAAACATAGACATTATGAACGGAGATGAATCAGTTCGTCGAAACGGTAAGTGTATGTTGGCGTTCGCTCCCTCCGGGCTGCAGCAGGTACGGTCGGGTGATTATCAAGCCATATACTCTTATATTGGTCTTCCTGTGACATCATACGGCTTTCCGTTTGCTGGTAAATACGATGCCACAGGCAGTCAGATGTACTGCATGAGCTCATCGATTACTGCACCCTTTTTGGTAGAAAAAATTTCTATTGAATTTTCCGCATCATTTGGTCCGGAATACATCTACAACAGGCTCTGGGGTCCGTGTGTCAAGCAGTTTTTTTTGCTAAACCAGTTTGATAATACAGACCGAAGCGACGCAACTGTGTTCCCATCAAAGACTTTTCCTTCTTTTTATGCAAATACCAGTTACACGACGGATGCGGATAACTTCAGCCCATTTGCTGAAGAGAGTCTTGGAAAAACGAAAGACTTGGTGGCAGTCGGAGAGATCTCCATGTTGCCGATGGATCCCACTAAATGGTCCATTGGCGAGCCTCCGATTAGTGCAATGTATCGAGACCTAAACATCTCAAGAGAAGATAGTTACGGCGCCAACTCGGATTCGCCCGTGTATCCTGCCATCACAGGAACGTACAGAGTAGAATTTACCCCCAAGGTCTACGCAAATCAGGAAGTCTTAGGGGTCGTGCCACTTTCAAAAACAGCAGACCGAAATTCATTCTGGGGTGGCGGTTCCAACCCCGGGGCGTTGTATGGTACGATAAAGTCTGTAGTCGGATCAGACTTCGGCGGCCGACAGCTGACAAACGATTCATGTGGGTATTCGTTCGTAAATGCAGTCGCCGGCACGAGACCTTCAGGCACAATGCCGGCGGCGACTGTGACCTCCTTTCAGCAGGGCGGTGAAACGTGGTCGACGCGCCCGGTGCCAAAAGTTTTTTTAGATGGAATGCGTCAAGATGCACCCTATGTCTTGACACCGAATTCAAAAATTGTGGTCGGATTTTCGAACACACCCAATCTCAATGCGAACGGATACCAGGCCGCCTCCGACGAAGACCACCTTTTGGGTGAGTTTGCCACAGCAAGGGCAAACGCTGTCTTGTCCCCAGGCGCAGGAAAGATGACGCTTTACGGGTCGTACTTACAAAATAATTTGCCCAAAGAGGGTCAATCAAACCAACCGCTCAATACAGACGCGATTCATGAGTGCCTGCAGTCAGATATTCCCGTTTACGACCAGTGGGATGTTGAGCCCTATGCAGCACTAAGCGGCTCCTACGTGGACAACGTGATCACAGGCTCGATGTTAGCTCGACTCGCCGGATCTTTCGAAGATCCTATTCATATTCCAGATGTAAGAATTGTGAAGTACTCAGTTGCAGCCGGACAAGCCGGCGACCAGGGATCTCTGCAAAGATTTGTGAGGCTGACAGACCACAGCGTTTTTGCGTACGACAGCGTGCCTCCAGACGCAGTTGAAGTAGTCGGCAAAAGCGGAGCAGG